AAAGCCCTCTTAGAGGCCTTTGCCCATATTACGTCTACCCGTCAGCTTCCAGCTGCGGACAAACGTGCCGAGGAGAAGGCCTTAAAGGTCTTCTGCGAGGCTGTTCAGGAACCCTATCCACTGGATATTGGGTTCTTGAACGACGTCTGGGCACTTTCAAAGTGCGTAGGCGAGAAATGTATCCGTCTCTCTGAGAAGGGTACAATCACGAGACCGCACATCTCTATGAGTAGTGCGGGTTCGTATTACGCGACGACCCTAGAAGGGGGTCGCGGAAAAGAGATAAGAGAATCTCTTATCTCTCGACTATCCGTTATTCCAGAGGAAGACGAGATAGTTGAAACACCATTCGAACTGCTCTGCTGTCCGAAAGGGTGTGAAAGATGGAGGTATTGGTGCAGGGCAGAGCCTTATAGGCACTACCCAAACACCCCCTTTGGGGCCCCCATTCAAGAGGAGGAGTTCAATAAACTTCACCTCTTTTACCAAGGATTTGATGAGGCCATAGGCAATCAAATCATGGTTACCGCTTACCTCGACTATGTCGATTGGAAGCGGACACAGTTAGGAATTCCTTGTAGGGTCCTAACCGTTCCCGAACCGGGCTTTAAAGCCAGAATTGTGACCACTGGCCCGTTCTGGCTTAACATCCTTCAACAGGGATTATCCCATGTGTTGAAGGATATTCTGAAGGGACACCCCTCTGTGAGGAGTTCCCTTCGGAAAACGGATCAGGCTTGGCAGAGCCTTTACCTGATGCGTAAACAAGGATATCCAGAGGATTTCCTTGTTTTGTCGTCTGACCTCAAAGAGGCAACAGACCACATACCGAAGAGTGTCGCACTACGACTACTCAACGGTTTTGTACAAGGTTGCGGTCTAAGATCCAACCTTGTAGAGACGGCGGTCGATCTGATTCAGACCGATCGCACGTTTATCGCAGACTCGTTTGTGTTAGAGACACAAACGAGAGGGGTTATGATGGGAGAACCACTGACCAAGGTGATCCTCTCCATCTTAAATCTTGTGGCAGAAGAATACGCATATCGCGTATACCACGAGATTAACCTCGGAACGTCTTTCTATGAAAGCGCTCCCTGGCGAACGTATCATGTGGGAGGTGATGATCACCTGGCCATTGGCCCCAAGAAATACTTGGACCACATAACGGATTTCCATCGGAGGTGTGGTAGCCACATCTCCGAGGGAAAACACGGTACTTCCCGCATAGCGGTGAAGTACTGTGAAAAGGTGATAGATGTTAGAAACATCTATCACCCTTGGACCATCAGCGGAATTAATGATTCAACTGATGGTTATGAAGCTTCACCTTTTGTCGATTCGATAAAGGTGAGGCTATTAAGCCCTACGACAAAGTCGTTCGATGTAGTGTCCGAAAGGAACACTGCGATCGGTAAGGGTCTTTCCTTAGGAAGGACCCTTAAGTGGCTTAATAAAGACCATTTCCCCACAAAGTGGGTGAAAATGGTAAGGAACCGATTCTTTCAAAGAATGGGGTCCTTACTGCCAGATCGCACTAGTGGTGTGTACTGGCAGTTAATGCTTCCCAGTTTCTGGGGAGGTTTAGATCTCTATCTACCCGATGAAGTTGGGGAGATGAGAAATAAACTTCCATTATCGACTCTGTCGATAATGAAGCGTCACATCGATGACCCGCTAGAAGCGGCCACCGATGTACGGTTACTTCAGAAGTTCTTAAGTAACTGTTCCTATCGCGGATACCGTCTCAATGAGACAGAAACCGAGGCAATGAAAACTCATATTGAGTCCGTTGCTAAGGTAATCCTACCAACTAATGGTTGGGAAGGACTTAAAGCGGAATACGATCCTAATGGGATCTTATCCGCTACCGACCTTGCCGATATAGTGTATCGGGAAGGTTGGTTAACAGAGGATCAGATCTTAGATCAGCTCCTCCGTCCTCTTCTCTTCAAAGGAATCCTTTCAGGAGAAGAGAAACCGAAACCGTATAATACGGTTAGGTTAAAGTCAAGGTATGCCAGACTCTGGGACTTGACTTATCGCGGCGAACTATGCCTCTCTGAGGACGAATTCGCTAAAGCGATGAAAACACGCCCTAAGGGCTTGTTTTACAAAGTGGGATATCCAGAGGAATTCCAATTTGTATCGGATCGAGGGTATCTCTATAAGAGTATACTCGACGATGCGTTAAACGGTATGCCGATATTGAATATCGGTTTCCCGTATACCTAATAGGTATCTTTTTCTACGCCTCCCGAAGGGGGGCCTCACAGAGTGAGGTTGTAGCAGATAACTACTACGCGTG